CTCCCTCCCGGGAACTCTGGCTAGACTTGTCTAGCTCTCCTTCAATATGAAGGAATGTCTACGTGTTCTACGTGACATAGGCTCTATCTCACTTGGAGGAAGTCCTCCATAACTATGGAGGTCCAAATGAGAGACCATCAGTACATACCTAGGTATGACTGGTTCGAGACTCAATCGAAAGATTGGATGATTACTCCCGGCGCCTGTGGTGCTCCCTATGTGGGGCACGGCGGCTGGTGGGAGTATCCAGTCTTGCACAAAGGACGGGCGGACCTGAAGATCGGTCCTAAACCCTACCCTACGCCTTACTATGCCTTTCGCGTGCAGATCTCTGGAACACCAGGGGTTTCTGTTACGACGACTGGAAATAAGGCTGCTTGTGCTGGCACTAAGCCTCGAATCCAACGGCAGGTCCATACCACGACGCGTCTGGAAAAGACGCAACTGGTTTACTCCGGACTTACCGAGTTTATTGAAGATGGAAATAAAGGTTTTCTTCCCTACGTCTCTAGCGAGACAAAAGGTCGAGCCCGAATTTCTGCCATCAACAAACTTCGATCCTCAAATCTTGATTTGGGTCAATCGATTGGCGAGATCCCGACAACTATGCGGGAGCTATACGGCCTTTTGCTGATTATCGGCAAGAGTCTTCACGCCGCAAGGCGTGGCAAGTTCTCTCTCGCAATGCATTACCTTGGTATCTCCCGTGCAGATAGGAAGTCTTTCTATCTGCGCAGTGGATCGAACTATTACCTTGCGTATCAGTTCGGCCTTGCACCACTCATCAACGATGCGATGAATATGGTGGAAGGTCTCAAGGAAGCCGACAATAAACCCCTCTTGCTGTCCGTAAAAGGTACAGCTACTGACCGTCAAAAGGTCGGGAATTCAGAGTGGAAATCCGACAATTTCTTAACGGAAATTTGTGAGGTTGGCTATATCGTGAAAACGAAAGCTGACTTCAGCAACGCTTTCTTGGGTCTTCTTAACCCACTTTACGTTGCTTGGGCGTTGGTTCCTTTCTCGTTTCTTATCGATTGGTTTGTATCAATCGGTAGTGCGTTAGAGGGACTCGGGGCTGGTGTTGGACTTGATGTAGTCGCTGGGTACGAAACCACAGTCATTAAGGGGCGTTTTACGCTCAAAAAGGACTATGGGATCAAACCCTTTGAGTACCAGGTTAACACTTTTGCTATGGAACGGCGTGTTCTTTCGAACATTGCTATTCCGGGTCTTTACTTCAAGACCCAACCGTGGAGTTACGGTAAGGCTACGACACTTACAGCGCTTATCTTGTCTTTTTCGCTCGAGAATCGAGCTTCAAGACGGCGCCGTCGTACACCTAGATAACTCTATGAAAGTACCGAATGGTTCGGTACTCCATCTTGAGGAGGCATTATGCCAAATCTTTCCCCAATCACGGTTACAGACCGTGCTGATCCGACACCAGTCGGACATGTGTTCAACCCTCACTCCGAGGATAACGGCATCGCCGTCTTCTCGAAGCCTGGGAGCACACTTATGGCCAACAAACTGTTGACCATCTCGAGCGTCGAAAACGGAACAAAGGTCAAGACCCGTGTGAAGCTGGCTCTGCCAGTCACCCAGACGGAAATCTTGAACAACGTCTCTCGTGACGTTGTTGTTCGTACATCCTATGCGGATGTCACGTTCACCTTTGACAAGTCGTCGACTGCCCAAGAGCGGAGCGATACCGTCGGAATGCTTTCCAGCGTTCTTGCGGCCAACCAAGCTGACGTTGACCCTGTGGTCACTGGTCTTGAGAAATGGTATTAAAGCCATTTCTCCAGCGACTAGCCAAGAATTCGGTTCTTTTTCTTCAAAAGGACCGTCTCCGAGGCTATCTCGTTTCAGCACCAATATTGTCGGTAACAATCCTGTTATCGATCTCGTTCGTTGCAGTTATGGATTCTGATCCTACACTGCAGGAAATATTGGACGACTATTACAATATAGTCTGGTCTTAATCGCTATTTTCATCCATAAGGAGAAAACCGCATGTCTAAAGGCAGTACTAGGACCAAAAGGTCCGTCGACTACCTTCCACCACATATCGGTAGATCTTTCCTCGACGAGTTGTCGGTTCTTGTAACTGACCTCTCCGTTAGAGGCGGATTTAAGGAGAAATACCTGGAATCGGAATACCTTTCAAAGTATTGCGACCCACGTACGACTCCACCGGATGTTCGACGCACTGCAGCCATTACGAAGTGGCTTGCTATCGAGAAACGGAACGACTCTACTAACGCCAGGCTCATGCTTGGCGACCAGGATTTCGGTTGGACTACTTCTGACATCATCATCGAGATGACTAGGAAGAAAATCCTTTCCGTTCTGGGTACCTATAGTGTGGATAAAGCTTTCCAAAGCCTCTCCCACACCAACGGTGCTAGTACTCGTATCCGCCGCGGGCCTCAGGCCCGCATCGAAAAGCATGGTGGAAAAGCACACGTAACTTCTTTGGCTCTGAAGTACTGGTACAGTGTAGCCGCGGAAACGCGCCTATCTGACCAGCCTTTGGAGTTACAGGAGTGTAGTGAACTCTTTACCGTTCCTAAATCGACTGATATTGACCGGGTTGCTTGTAAGGAACCCGAAATCAATATGCTTCTCCAGCGCAGCGTCGGTTCCTATATCAGGAAACGACTCCGCTATCACGGTATTGATCTTAACGATCAGTCTCGTAATCAGCGCCTTGCTGCTGCAGGCCTTGCAAAAGGACTCTGCACTATCGATCTTTCGTCTGCTAGCGACTCGATATCACGTTCTCTTGTGATGTCTTTGTTGCCAACAGATTGGTGGTCGGTACTGGATGATCTCCGTGCTCACTATGTGAACATTGATGGCGATATCCATCGCACGTCGATGTTTTCCTCTATGGGAAACGGATTCACCTTTGAGTTGGAGAGCCTGATTTTTTGGGCTCTGACTATCTCCATTGGTCGGCTTTCGGGCCTTCCTTCGGGGAAACTCAAAGAGGAAGTTTCAGTCTATGGTGATGATATCATCGCTCCTTCTTGTTTGGGTCCTCGCCTTGCGCGCATCTTCAATTGGTTTGGCTTTTCAGTCAATCCGAAGAAGTCGCACTGGTCTGGATTCTTTCGAGAGAGTTGTGGTCGTCATTACTATCGTGGTTTGGAGGTTACTCCTTTCTACGTTAGGGAACCATGTCACTCAAAAAGTGGCATGATCAGGATCCTGAATCGGCTCTTGCAGTGGGACGGCTCACAGTTTCGGTGTTTTACAACACCTGCTGTTGCTGACTTCCACTACAAGTGGTCTCTTCAGGTACCCAGATCTCTCTGGGGAGGTGATGATCCTAACGAGATTTCTAGTCTCGTTACCGGTCACCACCCCTCAAAGAGGATTCTCTGGGTTCCGCGGCGCTCAAAGCGTGACGAAAGTCTTGCTTTGGAGTCGTGGTTCCTGTCCATGGAGGGCGCTTCTGAAGTGTCCTCTATGGAGTCGGTTACGCAAGGGATAGCGGTCTACGGAGCACCTGAGTGCTTCCGGGATCGTACGTCTTCTTGTTACGACCACGGTAGAGTCAAGACGTGGGACCCATATCTAATATGTGGTCCTTTCATCTTGCACCATACCAGCTAACGCTGGATGGTCCCGCTTCGGCGGGTGGGACGAGAGGAAGGGGTTCTCCCTTTTCCTTTCTTTCTTC